AACACGATCGCCCTCCACGACCACCGCCCCCAATAGAATTTTCGCATGGTCAAAACTCTGTAGGGGGTATACCCCCTCAAACAACAACTATTTTCAGGTGACACTATGTCTCGTCCACGAAAACCGACGCAGCTCAAAGTGTTGCAAGGCAGTCGTGTCCGTAGCGACCGTGAAGCTGCCAGCAACGCTGCCCAACCAACACTCGCTATACCACCCTGCCCTAACTGGCTAGACGCCAAATCACGCAAGCAGTGGGACAAAATCGCACCCCAATTGGTCGCCCTTGGACTACTCTCAGTTATCGACGGTGATCTATTTGGCGCGTATGCCGAGACGTCAGCGCGTTACGGTGACGTATGCACCAAGCTTGAGAATGTCGGCGATTGGATTGGCACAACACCAAACGGATTCCAAGTGCAAACAGCACTGGTCAGCATCCGCAATACATTACAAAAACAGCTTATCTCATTGGGCCGCGAATTTGGCCTATCTCCTGCTGCACGCTCCAGTATCAAAGTCGATGTCGCTCAAGGCAGTTTGTTTGGCGACAGTGAATTTGGGGAGTTTAATCAAGGTTAAAAACTATGTCAGATGCTATTGCCTACGCTAATATCGCGACGCAATACGCAACAGATGTAGTCGACGGCACTATCGATGCGTGCGTCTATGTACGCCAAGCGTGCCAACGTCACCTGACAGATCTCAAACGCGCTGACAACGAATCAGGATTCGAGTTTGAATTTAACAGTCATCTGGCTGCAAAGGCTTGTCGATTTATAGAGCTCTTGCCGCACGTTAAGGGCGAACTGGCAAATAACCGCGAATTGATACTGCTTGAACCTTGGCAAATATTTATCATCGCCAACTTATTTGGCTGGGTCGATTTCGATGGTAAGCGTCGATACCGTTACGCATACGTAGAAGTACCACGCAAGAACGCCAAGTCTACATTGGCCGCTGGTATCGGCTTGTATCTATGCTTTGCTGATGGGGAGATGGGCGCGGAAGTTTATTCGGCCGCCACTACCCGCGACCAGGCACGCATTGTGTTTGAAACCGCGCAAAGTATGGTGCGGAAACGCCCCGATATGCAAAAAGCTATGCGCATAGAAGTGACTGCACACGCTGTCAGCTCCATTGCCACCACATCAACATTTAAAGCCGTCAGTCGCGATTACGGGGGCAACTTGGACGGTCTAAACGTCCAAGGCGCTATCATTGACGAACTGCACGCCCACAAATCAAACGACACCTACGAGGTCATGGCTACAGGTATGGGTGCCCGTGAGCAGCCACTACTATTTGCAATTACTACAGCAGGGTTTATTTTAGATGGTGTTTGCTACGAGCAACGCACCTTGGTCGCCAAGGTTTTATCTGGACTTGAATCACATGACCGTTACTTTGGCATCATCTACACGATAGACGATGCTGATGATTGGCGTGACCCAAAGAGTTGGCGTAAAGCAAATCCTAACTATGGTGTTTCTGTTTATAAAGCCGCGCTCGAAGCGGAATATCAACGCGCTGCTGTTAGCCCTGATGCGCAAGCCGACTTTTTAACCAAGCATTTATGCGTCTGGGTCGCTGCACGCAGCGGTTGGCTCAACATGCAAGACTGGGACGATGCTGCTGATAAGCTGTTAGTCTCTGGGCTTTTTGATAAATACCACTGCTTTGGCGGCCTTGATCTTGCATCTAAAGTGGATTTGGCATCACGCGTTAAATTGTTCGTCAAAAAAATAGACGATATCTCTCATTATTATTTGTTTGCGAACTTCTACATCAATCGTGCGCAGCTAGACAACGCCAACAATCCCAACCAAAAACGTTTTATCGAATGGGAGCGGCAAGGCTGGCTTACGGTCACTGATGGCAACATCACCGACTTTGAAAAGATCGAGCGCGATATCATTCACGACTCGTCAAAATATGACATGCAGGAAACGGGTTACGATCCTTTTAACGCAACATATTTGGCCATGCGTCTGAATGAGCAAGGTCTCAATATGGTTGAAGTACCGCAGCGTGTGGCTTACTTAAGCGAGCCAATGAAGCATTTGCAAGCGCTCTTAACTTCAAAGCGTGTGCACCACGATGGCAACCCAATATTGCGTTGGTGTATGGGCAACGTCACTGTCAAAAAAGACGCTAACGACAACATATTTCCACGTAAAGAGTCGGACGCTAGCAAAATCGACGGCGCAGTTGCCTCAATCATCGCAACCAATCGCGCACAGTACTACGACGAAACAGGCGACTTGCCGAGCCAAGATTTTGAGACACAGCTTGGCGACTATTTAAACGACTTTGTAAGCTTCAGGGGATAACATGGCAATCATACAAACCGTCGCTGCATGGTTTGGTTACGCGCCGCGTGACCCCGTGGACGGCAATCAAAACGCTACTCGGACCGTTACTAAAACCGCTAAGCCTGTCACCTTTGACAGCGCTATGACGGTCACTGCTGTCTTTGCATCAATACGACTACTCGCTGAAACTGTCGCTAGTATGCCTATTGAGATGTATATCAAAGACAAAGACGGCACATTGGACAGCAAAGCTAATCACGATCTCATTAAGCTGCTCAGATATAAACCCAACAAACGCCAAAACCGTATTGAGTTTATGGAACAGTTGATGCTCAACTTGGTCAGTGACGGCAATGCGTACACTCGCATTACCCGTGTGGGTGATAAAAACTCTCGCATCATCAGTTTAGATATTATCAATTCATCTAACATGACTGTCATTTTAAAAAATGACGATGTCATTTACCGGCAACAGATCACCTCTGCTGTCAGCCGTGACTTTAAAGAAGGCGATATTTGGCACGTAAAACTGTTTGGCAATGGGATTAAAGGCCTGTCACCGCTGCAACACGCCGCCAAAGCAGTAGGCGTAGCAGATGCATCGGACGATAAAATTACATCTCTCATGCGAAATGGCGCTAAACCAACTGGCGCATTGATGACCAAAGGCAACCCAACCGCTGACCAGCGCACTGCATTACGTGATGAAATGGGCGAGCTTACGAGTGGCGATGAAACCTTTATGCCGGTGCTACCCCTCGACATGAAGTTTGAAGCCATCAGTTTAACGCCAAGCGATATTGAATTGTTGGCCACACGCCGTTTTAGCTTGGAAGAGATTGCCCGTATGTTCGGCGTCCCAAGCATCTTGATTAACGACAGCACGCAATCAACCAATTGGGGTAGTGGGATCGCCTCAATCATTGAAGCGTTTCATAAATTTAACTTACGACCGTACCTTGAGCGCCTTGAATTATCGATGCTGACATCATTGCTGCCACGTAAAGATTGGGATAAATATCAGTTTGAAATTGATGCAGACGCGATCTTACGCTCCAGTCGCAAAGAGCGCGTTGAGATGTACAACACTGAGATATCAACAGGTCAACGCACACCCAACGAGATTCGACGCGCCGAAGGGTGGAAACCTCAAGAAGGTGGTGATGAGCTTTATTTACAACTGGGCTTTGCCCCGCTTAAAGTTGTCGCTAAACAACAACCAAATCAAAAGGTGACTAGAAATGAATAAACACTCACTGCAAACGCTGCACTGTCGCGATGGGCGCAGTGAGCTGCTGCAATCTGTCAGCACGCGGCGAATGCCTATTATTGATACCAAGATACGATTTGCTGAGGCTGGTAAAGATGGTACCGCGACTTACACGTTTGAGGGCCACGCCGTCCAATGGGACAGTATCAACTTACATGGCGAAAAGTTTGCTCGTGGCGCATTTGCAGACATGATTAAAGCATTCAACAATCGCGAAAAAACCGTGCATATGTACTACAACCACGGTTGGCGTAATATGTTTGACCTTAACGCCGCCATGCGCGTCGGACGCTGGGTAGAATTTGAAGAGGACGATGTTGGTCTACGTGTCAAAGGCGAACTAACTCAAGGCTTACCACTAGCCACTGCTGTAGCCGCTATGATGCGTCACCTGACTGTCGATGGCTTATCCATTTGCTTTTATAACCCCACAGAAATGGATTATGAAGAGCAGGACGGCCATATCCTTATCAAACGCGCAGATTTATTTGAAATCAGTGTCGTTGATGAGCCAAGCGACCGCAGTGCTCGTGTCAATCGCCAGTCTGAGACGATTAACAACCTAGCTGATGAGCGTGATGCTTGCGACATGCTGACCAAGCTAGGACTTGATCAAGCCGATGCACGCCACTTTATCACCAAACTCGACAGCATCATGGGCACCAGCGCTGGTGATATTACTGAAGTTAAAGATCCCTTTGCGTTTTTAGACTCTTAACCCATCTTTTTCACATCAATCAAACTCTAAATAAAGCTGCCATTCGGTAGCTATTTTTTTGCCTAAAGGAAAATATTATGCGTGATTTTAAAACTGCTGCAATCGCTGGTGCTATGTCTGGCATGGGTGTTATGACCCGTGATGCGGGTGGCACGTCTAAAGATGAATACGAAAAATTAGCCGCTCAATTCAAGACGCGCCTAACCACACTCGATCAACTAATCGAAAACCGTCAGGATCTGTTTAAAGACGATAAAGCCGACCTTGAATCTCGCAATACTGCCATTAAAGAGCTACAAGAGCGCGCCAAAGAAGTCACCGAGTTGTCATCTCGCTTCGAAGAGCTTGAACAGCGTATGGTCAAAGGCGTCCAAGATGGTGAGCTTGACCCTAACAGCATCGGCGGCCTACTCTCACGCAATGAAGGTCTATCAAACGAGATCAAAGCCATCTCGCAATCACGCGGTAAAGTTCAAATCGATGGCGTCTCAACCCGTAACACAGTCATGCTTGGTAGTATCAATACCGCAGGTGATATCAACGACGCTAAGATGATCGCCGCGACTGAAAATCCGTTGACCATCGTTAATATGATCAACTGGATACCAACCACCGTACCGCTTATCCCATATGTGCGCGAAAGTGCTGTCACCTTTATGGCGGACATTGTCGCCGAAGGCGAATTGAAGCCTGAATCCAGTCTTGAATTTGGTCCCGATTCATTAGAAATTGACGTTATCGCTCACTGGATACGTGTCAGTAATCAGGTACTCGCTGACGCCCCTGCGCTGGCTGCTTATATTGAAGGCCGTATGTCGTATGGTTTGCGTCTAAAGCTCGAATATCTGGTCATCAATGGCGATACAAAAAGCTTCAAAGGCCTAATGAAGGTTGGTAACAGCTTAACTATCGTGGCCAATGACAACGCTATCGACACTATCAGTACCGCAAAAGCCAAAGCTTACGCGAATTTTTTACCACCTGAGACCGTCATTCTAAACCCACAAGATTGGGCTGCCATCGAACAAGTCAAAGGTAGCGATGGCCATTACATCTTTGGTTCGCCAGGTGCCGCTGTACAGCCCATCCTTTGGGGACTCAAAGTAATGCAGTCACCAGCAATGCCGATCGGAAAGTTCTGGTCTGGGAATATCACGATGGCAACTGAAGGCTATATTCGCCAAGATGCTACGGTTGAGCTGTCTACTGAAGATGGCGACAACTTCCGCAAAAACCTAGTAACTATCCGCGCTGAGATGCGAGCTGCCTTTGGCGTTGTCATGCCAGATGCTGCTGTGACTGGCGACCTAGTTAACGTCGGACCATAGCCTAATCTAATAAAAATTTATCACTTAAATAATTAAAAATGGTGAGCAGCTGTAAATCTCCTACAGAGCACGCTGCTCATACATTTTTTATTTATCCCAATCAATATAGGCATCATCCATGACTTACGCACCTCTTACGATAGAGCAGGCAGATCAGCATTTGATTGTTAACTCATCAATTACTCTCGATCGCGCCAAATCACACTTGCGCGTTACGCATGAGATGGATGATTCGTATATTGCGGGTCTTATTCCCACCGCATTTCGATTAATCGCTGACGAACTACACCGCGAACTGACAGACGATATTTGTCTGACACGCTCAGGCGCGTTGTCAGAGTCATTACAACACGCCGCGCTACTTGTCATTGGTGATTTGTACCAAAACCGTGAGGCGCAACAAACTGAGCAGCTGCACATGAATCAAGCCCTTGACAGACTGCTGAATAAATATCGCAATATGGGAGTATGACATGGCAAAGATTAGTCGCGGCAAGCTTAGTACGCCTATTAGCATATTAAGAGCCACTACAACCCAAGATGACTACGGCGCTGAGGTATCCACCTTTGACCAAATCACGCAAACCTTTTGCGAGTGGTTACCTTTAGCAGCAGATGCGGTCATTCAAGCGCATGTAGAAGGCATGACACTCAGTGCCAAATTGCATGTGGATATGAATACAGATATCAATCAAGCAGACAAAATAAAAAACCTAAATGATGGCCAAGTTTTTGATGTCATCACGGTAATGGCCGTACCAAAGGATAATAAAAAAATCATCATATGCAAGGTGTCTAATGTCTAACGATTCGATGAACGTTGAGTTTGAAGTACTTGGGCTAGCAGAGTTAGACAATGCATTAGCAGAGTTAACCCTAACCGCGCAGAAAAAAACACTCGAAGGCGCTTTGATGAAGGCCGCGCT